TGCGGTCCTGTGTCGCCCGTTTCACCTTTGATGTTATGGAACGCAAAATCAAAGTTCTTCGCCGTGTCTGCCCCGCTTGCAGTTACATCGACTGACGGTGTTCCTGTGTTTGCATCCACCGTTGCGGTAACAGTTCCGAACCCTGCCGGTGAACCTGTTGCACCCCTATCGCCTGTATTGCCTTTAGGAAGTCCAAGATTAAGTCTTGGCTCCGCATCTGTCCCTGTAATGTTGGCATAAGCGGGCTGACCTGTTTCAAGCGTTTCCACATTGCCGACTTCGATGTTCGGTGTGATTCCCGCTTCGCCATCGTCGCCCTTTTCACCCCTTGGGATCCCGAACGTCATAACGCCTGTTTCCGCATCGTATTCAGCCGTTGCATCTGAACCGGCATCAAGGGTGTTTGCTTCGGCTGTCAGATTCTTTATGCTGTCCGCTGCCGCTTCAGCCCTGTTCGCATCCTGTGTTGCCTGTGCTCCGACCGCAACTATCTGTTCAAAATAACTGATGTATGGGTCAGGCATTGGGCCTGTAGAGTTGAGTGAGCGGTCTACGAAGAATGCGAATACTGCAGATTCTTTTACCTTGTCATCTACAACGTATTCTGCCTGGAACTCACCGAGCCCCTTTTTCTCTACATCCACTTCTTCAATAGCCCACACGTTATCGGTGAGTGCTTTAGGATATGGATCTGAATCACCATTTCTCTGCACTGCTAACGTAAGCACTCCAGCGCCATAGCGGTCTTCCCATATCGAAGTATCGAACTCGAACTCTTCAACTTTGTTCTCTTTCTGATACCCGAGATGTATGGTGCCGAGCTTACATTCAGCGCCTAATTTGATTACCTGTCTCATTGTTTTCTCCTTATGCTACTAAATAAGTGAATGTTATGCCAGCCGTTTCGCCTGCGCCTATTGTCACAGCTGTTGACGAAGCGTTCCTAATTATTATTTCTCCTGCGGCTGAAAGAGCACCTACAATTGAGTGCGTGCCAAAGTATGACGCTCCTCTTGCTGGGATAACAGGTATTAATGCCGTAGTATTCAGCGTACCCTCAAATATGTTTGACCCTGCCGCTGTGCTCGATGTTTTTCTGACTTGCATATACAACTGTACCACTTGTCCAAAACGTCTTGCCGTAGCACTCACGAGCGTTCCTGTGGTTGCTGATATGCTGACGGTCGGCGTTTCAAGCGTGCCTCTGACGGGAACTCCGATAACATATTCCATGTTGTAATAATCGGCGCTCGTTGGGTCTGCAGATTTTGGCTGTAGCGCCACCTCTGCATTTGTGGATATTCCGCTTTGTGCTTGCACTCTCAGCCGTATGCCTCTTGCGTTCGTTTGTACTTCGGAAGCCCACTCGATATCGTTCGGATCATCGGTATATACTCCGGTGTGAACGTATGCGGTGTGACTGTCTGCGTCGGTTGTAATGCTCGCCTGTCTGATATTGTTGTAGTTGGCGATTAACTTTCCCCAGCGGTAGCCGTTCCGGTCTTGTTCGATGTCGAGATTTACCGGGTTTGTGTTTTCGTCGAGATAAAACTGCAGGCCGTCTGCCGTGAACTTCGTGTGAGCCTCGCTGTTCTTTCCGATTGTGATTCCGCTGTTTTTGAAGCTCGCCAGCTCGTCTTCTCCGTCTCTGAGTGATATCCCTGTACTCTGTGCCAGCAGGTTCCCGCCTGCGTTCGTAGGATCGCTCTCGTATTCCTCTTTCGTGACTTCCGTGATGTGCGCTCCGTCCTCGTCCGTCCAGAAGTGCTGCTGTATTTTGTTTGCAGTCTTCTGTGCCGTTTTCGCTGCTGTTTTTGCCTTAGTGGCGGTCTTGCCTGCAGTGATTGCCGTTGCCTGCGCTTTGTTGGCTTTCGTATCATCAGTAGGTGGTGCCGTCTCGTTACCAGCAAGCCAAGCGCCACCGTTCGCTACATGGACTTGTACTTTATCGCCCACCTTAGCATCGATCGTCATCTTGACAGGTGTCTCAAGTACACCACCAGGAATATGCACATAAGCGGTATCACCCACTATGCGTTTTACTTCTGCGGTTGTATCATACGCTTTGGTCTTTTTGTACTTTCCGTTTATGTATGAAGCAACCAGTTTTGCTAATCGCTTTATATCATCCACGCTCTGCCTCCTCGCTTGTTTCACCACCATAAGTTAGTTCTATCGACTGCGACTTCACTTTGTAATCGCCCTGTATCTGTGGATAATCGAGCCTTATATAATCGCCGATATTGACATCTGGCAGATACCACCTCGTATACTTTATCGTTTCAAATACTTCCTGCGCTTCCTTGAGCATTCTCGAAGCATATTTGGCAAGTGATTCGTCATCGTTCAATTCAGCTTCGTCCTGTGCCCAGATCTCTCTGCCTCGTGACACAGTAGAAAGTGGGCTGTTCGGATCATCGTCTCTCGCCACTGCTGACATCTCGTTTAATGTCGCTCTGAACACGTTCGGGCACTCGAACCAGTCTCGATCCACTGTGAACGTTGGCTCCATTATGTCCATCGTAAGTGGTGAGAGCTCCGCTACCGGCTCAAAAGAAATAGGAGACAGGATTATTGTCCCATCTCCTTGTATCCGCATCTGCCAGTTTATTGCTTTAAGTATCTTCTCGATCATTGAGAGATTCGTCTCGTCGTCTTCTGCGATTATAGCATCAGCAAGATTTTGCGATTCTCCATTTATCACTACAGGCGCTGGCGTTACTCTCAGGAGCTCCTGTATTGCAAGCGCTCCATTTCTCCCTGCAGGGACATACCACCCTCGTTGTAGCAGTATGTCCTCGCAAGGTTTCAGAACCGAGAAACAGTCAAGTTCGTGTTCTATCACGTTACCGTCTATGTCTCTCGATGGAGATGTTGCAAGCCCTGTGAACAAAGCATTATGCGTTGCATCTCCACCTTGTACTGCATCCATATAGATTCGGATCCAGCGCTCTGTGTCTTCGTCATAGTCTGTACAATTGAGCGATGCGCTCTGCCTGAGACTGTCTGCTGACCGTTCTACCGATCCGTCTGTTATCTCGAAACGATCTGTGTCATACCACGTCTGTGGATTTATAAAGCAGCCATAAAATTCTGCTGTATATTCTGCATTCCAGTTCATGGTGTCACCAGCCAATCATCAATGGGCATTGCATCAAGTTCGGTCGGATCCACCCTTGTGAACGATAACCCGACATCCTGAATCATACCTGCTGTGTCATATCCGAATTTATCATCGACATCAATATTGCAGATTACTACAGAACCATCAAGCGATCTTACATGACACGGCGCTGCATGTTCTGCCAGTCTCCTGATCATTCTGAACGTGGCTGCATCATGGACCGGAACTGTTACTGCATCAAGTGAGCCTTCTCTTGATACTCCCCGTTTCCAGGCACCTACGATACTGCCACCAAGGAATTTCGTCTCCTTGAAGTCTTTTTTCCAAGAGTTTGATACCTTGAGATTATATCCAAGCCCCACACGTTCGCCGTTGAAGTCTATAAGCGCTTCTTCAGATTCACACACAGTAGATATATCGAGCCATGCGAAATTACTATCGCCATCTATTGTGTCATCTTCGTTAGCAGTCTTATAAACGAACCTGTATCCACCGTTTTCGCCCAGTGTCGGATAAGGATCCACATACACTACCGGATCATCAGACATCGCTATTTTCTCTGCTATAAGCTGTGGTCTGTCAGATGTAAGACGGTAAATATCTACCGTGTCACCTTCGAGCCAATCCTGTGGTTTCGTGATCGTGAGCCTTGCATAGTCATTTTCAACTATCTCTGCTTGGGCTTCTGGCATTATCGCCTGCCCATCCCACATAACCTTGAAGAAATCATCCGGATCACTATTCGGATATCTGTCTGATGCGGTTCTGCCAAGTCTGTCGTTTACAGTGGCTTCGATGTAGTATGTGGCTCCATCATTCAGTTTGCCGTGCACATCATCAATAGTGATGGTCTGCTGTGCTTCACCGTTATATACGAACTGACACACCACTTCGTCTGCATGTCCGATCAGTTCTGTATCATCTGGCCTTAATATTACAAAATCTTCTTTGCGTTTAATTGTCAGAATAGTCTGTCCTGCGTTCCCCGCTCCTGTGACCGTAACAGTCATCGGCATATCTGCCAATACGTATGGATACGTGAACGTGTCAGAATCTATTATTTCTGTCTTCGATGTAAGGCTCGCCTGCGTTATGCTGCACGTCAGTGGTTCTGCAACCGTGACCGGAACAGGATCAGAATACTCTGACCAACGCCCGCTCTCGGATTCCACCTTGACTGCGAGCTGATAATCACCGACAGCCCACTCAAGTTCTGCAGGATTAATTACTGCTGTCTGGTCAGCGCCGACCTGCAGGATCTCTGTGTACACGCCTTCTGCATACTGCGCTATAGTGGCATGTATCTGTGGAGTATTATCGCCACTGACATATACCCACGATGCTATTGCTTCACTGTCCGGATCAATTACCGGATTCGACATCTCCAGCACAGGAATCGCAGGAGCACTCGACAGGTTTAGTGGGAATATATCTGAATATAATCCGTAAGCCGTCTCGTTATCGCTCTGCGTAATAAGCCTTACCCTGAAGTACCACATAATGCCTGGCTCAAGACCACTGACATTAAGTCTGCTCGCCTTGCTCCTGTCTACAATGTGTGTCTCAGGCTCTTCAGTGGATTCCCATGCATCGATATGATCAGCCCAAGACACTTCTGCACCTGTTGCCGTATCATCGACCCAATTCCACGTTACTGTGGCGGTCTCTTCCACTTCTGCCTGTACTGCAGTGATAGTAGGCGCTGTCATAACGCCCTTCCATACTGTGTCAGATGTCATCTGCGGAGATGCTATCGTATAGACAACCACGCCATTAGCATCTGCAGGCTGTGCCGTATAGGATCCGACTACCGCATAAACGCCGACCGTGCCGCTTGAAGTTGTCCAAGGTGGCACAACCATGTTTACGCTTGTGGATCCGTTCGGTATGATTCCGAGAATTGCTTCTGTGTCTCCGTTCTTATAAACGCAGGCAAGGTATGAATCAGGGACCGACGATGCATTTGTTGCATTGACCACTATTGTGTGCGTGTCCTGCTCAGGTGTAGTGGTTACACCTGTTGGTGTCACAAGTTTGCCATACGCTGCGATCTTATAGTCCGAATACTCGTCTCTTGTATCGTGAGTGACCTTAATCCTTGCAAACAGACATTGATCATAATTGAGTAGTGTCGGGATTTCTTCTGACCATGAGTTAGCTCCTGTATTAACAGGTGTATCCGCATCATCAGGGCTCTCACCTGTTGGAAATACCATCCCCGCTCCTGGTGCTATCATCTTGTACTGCACGGTGGTTTTGTCTACCGGATGTGCAGCTCCTGTTTTGAGTGACCACTCAAGTGCCAGCGTGGTCATCGTTCTCTCGGGGATCTCTTTTCCGTCTGCCTTCGTTATTACAGGTACGTTCGGCTTAGCATAAGTATGTGTTGCATATACATAGTCTGTTGCACCTGCAGGACCGACCGCTCTGATCTGTACAATTCTTGTGTATGATCCTGTTGTCGGTACCGTCTCTGTAGAATTGAATATCGTGCCTGTTTTCGCTGTTCTCTCCGTGAGTGCACCCGTCCAGCTATAGCTCGCAGGCTTACCGTTGTAGTTCTGGACCCACTTCGTTCTGAACTGTACATAAGAGAATGGCGCTGCATCTGAATCTGTCGCTGTGTAAGTAAACGTGGTCTTGTTCGGTGTCGATGCATCCCACGATACCGATACTTTTGGCAGCGCAGGCTTTTTGAGTGTTAATGACTTCGTTGCCCAGTCACTCCAGCCAGGATCATTCTTTTTCTGTTCATGGTTGCCCTTGACCCTGAATGTTACCTTTTTGTACTGCGCAGGAGCTGTAACTGTGTATTTGCTTACTGATGCACTAAGAACGCCGAATCCGTTATTGAGCCGATGCCCTGACAAGTCAGTAAACCACCACTCTATCATCTGCCCGTCTTTATAGTCCTGTGGCTTGCTCCACCTAAATATAAATTTGTTGCCCTTACGCTCTATCTGTAGACCTGTTGGCTTCTTTGATGTTGCCATTATATAGTCCTCATTTCTTGCTTAAGTGAACGGCTGAACTCTTTCGCCCATGTTGCTGGGTCCTTCGCCCCATCCACATTCATCGTGATATTGAACGTATTGCCTCTTGTTTCATCAAGACGCTTCCAGAATGGATCGAGTGGCACAATGGCTTCTGCACCCTTTTCTCCTGCTCCGATCAGTGTGGCTCCGTCCACGATACCGCCTTCTGCGTTCCATGAAATGCTGACCTTTGGCAGTGAGCCTTCGCCCATGATGCCCCAAGGTGGTTTACCGCCGGAAACGCTAAATGATGGCAGATGTATGTTAGACATAAGCCTGCCGATGCTGATCGGGAAGAAGCCCTTGATCTTTTCGATAACGCCCCTGAGTTTATCCCGAGCGCTCTCGATCGGTTTCAGGATTCCATCCTTTACCTTATCAAACGCATTCTTTGCGCTGCTGACTATGTTGCCCCAAGTGAAGTTTTTCTTGATGCTTGATATTGCGCTCTTTATAGGTCCTGAAGCAGTTCTGATGATTTTATTTATTGCTGTAAATGTTCCCTGTACTATTGCAGCCACAGCTTTAATTGTGTTTGCAAACGTCTTGACCACAGCTCCAATGATCTTGAATGCCACCTTAAGGCGGACATTTATAATCTTTGCAAGCATAGTGATTATAGGCGTTAGAAACTGAATTGCAGGTGCAAGTGCATCTCCAATTGCTGCTGCAGTGCTCATAACCACAGGAATCATCTCCTTAAAGAAGCCTATAACCGTCTTCAGTATCGGAGCGAGTGCAGTCATTAATGCGGATGCGAGAGTTGCGACTGCTTTCCTGAATGTTTCGCTCTGCGTATATGCCAGAGCAAAAACGCCTATCAGTGCGCCGATCGCTATTACCGGACCACTTATTGTGACACCGAGAACCGACAGCACACTCTGCAGCTTAAAGAACAGCCCTATTGCAGGACCAATTCCAACCAGCGCCGCAGCGATCCCGCCTAATACAGGAAGTGGAATAGCGCTCAACGCATCTGCAAATTTACCGAATGCATCTGCGAACTGCGAGCCGAGTTCCTTGGCTTTCTGCTCCACAGGCTCAAGCTTATCCATCAGTCCATTTAACATAGGCAGTATCTTACCAGCGAATGAATCTGCATCATCTGCAGAGCCTAAAAAATTGGCACCTATTCTACTGATAGATGCCCTTACGTTTGATAATGCGCCTGTAATTGTTTTTGATCCGATCTCTTTCGCAGCACCACCGATATGAGTAGAAACGGCTGCCTGGAAGTCAGCAAGTCCAACTTCACCAGCAGATGCCATATCAAATACTTTATCGGCAGTAACGCCCATTTGGTCAGCCAAATACTGATAGATAGGTATGCCTGCATCTGCGAGTTGATTCAACACATCATTCTGTGCCTTACCCGATGTAGCCACCTTGTTGAAGATAGCACCCATGCTCGCCATGTCAGTCCCTGCTACTGCAGAAGCATCACTGATCGCCGACAGATATTTTGTCAGCTCCTGACCTGGTTTAATACCAGCGGCTACCGCTGCAGCGGATGTGGTCATAGCAGCATCCATTCCGTATGCAGTTCCCTTGACCGCTTCCATTGCATTTTCTTGAATAGCAGCTACATCTTTGGTAGTGTTCCCAATGGCTTCGAGCTTGACCTTAGCGTTATCGATCTCGGTCATCCTCTTCCAGCCTGAGAACAATGTGGCACCACCTAATGCTCCAACTGCTGCGAGCGCAGGTTTTGTGATGTATCTCGTCATTCCTGCGCCGATCGACTGCAGACCGGAAGCAATAGCCGGACCCATTGCACTACCGATTTTTCCACTCGCTGATAGGGCTGGTTTCATCAGCGTGCTCTGGATCTGCGATGTTATCCCTCTTGCTGATGGTACTATTTCGATGTAATATTTGCCTATTTCAGCCATTGTTTTTACCCCTTCAGGATATTATTACGAATACGCTCGTATTCTTTCGGTGTCAGGTCACGAGAGTGGTCCACTTCTTTCTTCTTGTAGAACCTTGCAGCAACACTCTTTGGCTTATTCCTGCCATGCTCTGCATCTTTCGTCTTTGACCACACAAGCCACTGCGTATCATCCAAAATGTGTGCGAGCAGTAGCGTGTCTGTGCCAGCCTTAACACCGTTTATTTCCATCTTTATTCTTGAATCGTCCCTTAAGCCAGCAGCAAGTGTGCCGAGCAATTTACAGGGCACACTTCTGTAGTCATAAATGTGATACGTTTCTGCCATGTCGCAAATAAACGCATCCTCATCCAAAGACAGCATGCTGGCAAGGGTCATCAGTTTTTTCCTGCAGGTCCGATAGCGAGTACCGCATCATTAACTGCGTCTGTGATGCTGTATGTATTGCCATCGAGATTGGCAGTAGGAACTGTTCCATCCTCTTTACGCAAAACGTCATACAGCTTATCACGCTGTTCCTGTCCAAAGACCTTCAGGACCACCTTTGAGTAGCAGGTGGCATCTTCTTTGGCTTCTGCAAGTAAGTCAATGAGCTCCATATCATTTGCAAGGTTTTCATTGATCTCACACTTGAAGCCGTTAGCAAGTTTGACTTTCATTCCTTCTCCTTCTTGGCTATTAAGCCGTCTTCATGTAAGTGTAAACTTTGGTGTTTGAAGAATCGGCAAGAGCTGACAGTGTAATGTCATAAGCTACTGCTTCATCTCTTCTGTATACCTGATCTCCCATGTCTGAGATGACCGCTCTCGGATATACTGATCTCTGGAGCGTTCCATCAAGACAAACCATATCGATTACCCAAACTGCCTCTTCTGGCTGCTCGTCTTTTTCGACAATCGTTAAGCCTGTCTCAAGAGTTCCGGTTACATTATCTTCACCATATACAGCCTTGATCGCATCGACATTCAGCGTCTCAAGTTCCTTGAACTGAACTGTGATGTCCTTGCTTGTCTGAAGACTATGTACAAGAGTTCCATTCCATTCTCTGATCTCCTGTTTGTCGATCGAATAGGACTTCTTGATGCCATCTTCAGAGATATAGCCCTGATCCTTGAACGCTGCATCAAGTGCTGTAGTTGCATCAGTAGGGAGAGTGGTCCCTATTGGTGCACGATATACGCCACCTAATGATCTGCGTACACCTGTTGTAACATTGCTTGCATCCATGCTTTTACTCCTTATGCGTTACTTCAAATACAGCCTGATAGCGATATTGCTTTGTAGCTGTATCTGTAAAATTAGTATCTGTGTTTAGCTTGCAGGAAGATATCGGGATCTCCTTGTCTGCCTGCAGCATTAAAGCTTTGACCTGCTCATTCAGTGATGCTGCACCATATAAACTGTCAGAATAAGACTGAACGGCTATTGTTGATGTGGTAAGCAGATTCGCACTTACTGAGCCAGTCTTTTCTACCAACACATACTCGCCTGTCGGCTTTTTTTCAGGGCGTTCCATGAAAGCATTTAGTTCTTTACCAAGCAAATAATCTAAAATAACTTTTTCAATCATCTCTGCGCCGCCTTTAATAATGTGTTGTTGTCGAGATTATCCTGTACAGCCTTCTTTGTATCAGGAACCACTATCACCCTGGTAGGCATTACGACTGCTTTGTAACCATCTCCTGCATTGCCGGATATCTCCTGTGCTTTTGCAAGCATAGCTTCCTTGACACCTTCGGACTTTAGGATCTCGCCAACCGTTCTTCTGTTAAGTACGAATCTGTTACTCATATCTTTCAACCGTTACTTTTTTGTTCCACATTAGTGGGATATCGCATTCGATTCCTTCAAGTGGAATACCGAACACATGCCAATCTTCACCAAAGAATGATACTTTGCAGTCTTCCCACTCGTGCGTGTCCCCCTTTGGAATCGCCATCGTGTACGCCGCTCTCTTCCCGTAAAGATTGATCGTGTTCAGCACTTCTTCTGATGTGGCAGGTGCCACTAATACGTTCTCAACCTCTTCTGCCGTTTCAGCATAAATGGCTTTATTAAACCCATCAGTGCCGACTTGCGTCTTCGTGTATAGAGTGACAGTTATTCCTTTGATGTGTGGCATAAGTCAATCACCCCTATCCTCTGCTTCCTGAGCCCAAGCCTTGCAAGTTCGCTCTTCTTAATGAACAGCCCACCGCCTGGCACCAAATACGTACCAGAAAAGGAATAGCCCAAAGCAGATTCCGATGTCTGCGTCATTGGTTCAGAATCAGTTGAAGTCATTAACACTCTGGCTACTACATCCACTGTGACGGACTTCACCACAGACTTGAGCGCATCATCTTTTGCAATCATGTGATTTAAGTCTTTGCCAACCTTAGCTGCTTCTTCTCTTAAAGAATCGGAAACAATAGGGAGCAAAGCTTCAGCTCTTGTGGTCTCGCTTGTGCTCAGCGGTCTCCACAAAGCATTTATATCGTCAATCGTTGCGAAGTCTGCCATTGAGGCCACCTCCTAATTAAGCGTTGTGATATACAACTGATGTTGCCTGTGTGATCTTGTAACCAAAGGCGATTCTGCCCTGTACAGCAGAGCATCCGATGTGTGCTCCATCAGCAAGGTCATTGACAGCAACAGGTGTGCTCCATGCTTCTGCGAAGTGGCAGAAGTCACCGTTTCCTACTACGTAGTCGACTGTCTTCTGAGAAGATCCTGAGCCTGTTGTCATTCCGTTCAGATTGATTGATTCATATACAGGGATTCCTGCAAGCTTGCCCATGTATCCAGCACCAAGCTCTGCAACGTTAGCTGCAGCGCCAACGAACTCTGGGCTCTGGATCAGCTTTGCATATGTGTCAGATGTTACAGCGATCCAAAGCTTCTTAGGATCTACTTTCGCTTTCTTTACAGTAGCGATGTCTGTGACCATCTTCTCGTATACGTTGCTCTTTGTAAGAGCTGTTGTGTCTGATGAAGCTGTGCCGTGAGCAATAAGGTCAGCTGCAAGTGCAGCGTCAATAACGTTTGCAAGAGAATATCCTGCAGAATCAAGTCTCTCTGCTACCAGACCGTCTGGAACTGCTGCAGCCATGAATCCGTCGATGAGCTCGTTTACTGCATAGTCATTGTCGCAGACCATTGTCTGATAGGTTGTAGCCGGATTGCTGATAGCAAGCCCTGTAGCTGTAACATAAGCACCTGCTGTAGCGTCTGTTCTTACTGGGATCTTAACTGCGCCTGCAGCCGCTGATCCGTCATGTCTCTGATTGAAGAGTGCTGCGAATACTGAATTAGCTCTGAGTTTCGCATCTACGAGCTTGGAGTAGCTCTCCTGTTTGTTGGTATCCTGTGCCATAATAATTTCTCCTTTTAAAATTTGATATTTGGATTCATCTCTTTGAATGCCTTCGACACACCGTCTTCCGCAGGTGGCTGCTCAGGGTTGTACTTTGGTGCAGGTCGTGTGCCCACAAGGCTCTTCAATGATTCGGCGCTCTTTCTGATAGCCTCTTCATCCTCGCCCTGAAGGAACTTCTCCGCTCCATCCGCAAGCCCGAGCTCTCTCACAACTTTCATTTTTACCGAGTCTCTCTCGTATGCTGCGATAGTTCCATCTTTTTCAGTCAACTGTGTTTCAAGATCAGCATTCTTGTCTGATAGCTCTTTGAGCTGATCGTTCAAATTGCCGAGTTGTGCAGTCAGGTCATCAGTCTTTTTTGCAAGCTCCTCGGGTGAGATGTAGTTCTCGAACTCTTTCTTCCCTTGTTCCTTGCCTTCGAGCCTTGCCTGACCAACAAGTTTGTTCACTTCTTCCTGAGTGAATGTTTTTTCCTCTGCCATTTCTTTTTCCTCCCACTCTTTACCGTTGTAGTCACGTAACTATTTATTAAAATCGAGTATTGCCCGAATTTTAATAACTTATTTTTTGTTTTTTGTTACCTTTGTCTTCCGAACACTGCCATATAGCGAGTATCGAAGAATCAAGCAATCCAATCTCCATCTGATCAAATAGCGCTTTATAGCCGAATCCACCATTGCTACCTATTGATCGCTTCTGGCAGTTCGTTGCTACCTGTGTGAGCGATGGCTGATCCATGTGGCATATCTCCTGACTGTAAAAGAGCTGCTCAAACTTTGCGTTTGCTACAATGATTTCTTTGACAGTAGGAAGTATTACGCCTTTGACATGCTCGTCTTCGAGATCTTTTTTCAGTACGTTCTGTGCACCAGATCCATCGATGACGATCGCCTTTGGAGCCATCTTTTGCATCAGACTTACTATCCAACCGGTACCGTTACGAATAGGCTGACAGTCTATTGCTTCAAAGAAAATTTTGCCGTCTTTGGTTTTTACGGCTACTGAAACCGACACATAAGTCTTGCTGTACTTTATGCCAATAAAAAGCCGGCGTGTTATCGCCGGTTTCTCTTTGCACTTGATGGCTTCCCATTCAGGTGCCGATATTTCAGATTTTAGATTATGCTTTGACCAATAGCCTAAACGCTGAATGTTAAAATCGAGCTCATCACTCTTGTCTTCTGCTCGGATCTTACGCTCGTTTAATTGGTAGCCCATCGCAGGATTGCATTCGTACCACAAGTCAACATCGTTTACATCTGCCATGTTCTCGACAGACCACTCTGCCCACCCTGTGTCTTCAGTCTTCCCGTTAAGGCAATCTGTTCTTAATTTCGGGAATATTGTTCCAGGAGATAGCAGCGTTGGTGGAGTTCCGCATAGTATTATCTGCGGATTCCTACTGTCAGACACAACATACTGCAGCGAACTCTGCTGATCATCTGTGTACTCCTGCGCCTCATCTATGATCAAGGTGTCAAACCCTTCACCAAGACCACCTTTTGAAGTCCTTGTCCTGAAGTCTACCCAACCACCTGTATCAAGCAGCGTTACTCTTTCAAGCCCGAACTGCTTTGAGTACGTATATGCCTTCTTGTACTCAGTATCTCTGCTCACTCTCTGGATCTCTTTGTAACCCATATCCTTGAGCAAAGTGGCGAGCCTAAATGCTGCAGATGACGATGTGGTGGTTCTGTGTGCTGTATGGAGCGTTTTCCGCCCGGCAAACAGATCATCAAGCTCTACAATGGTTATGATCTCACCCTTGCCGTTTCGTCTTGGTACTTCATAACCAAACTTAGTATGAACGAACAGTCCCTCTTCGTTGACCGCTCTTATGTCATAAATGAGCGCTTCCTGCCACGGTTCTGGTTCTCTGCCTGTCTGCTTGTATAGATCGATTGCTCTTACTCCAAGTGTTTCAGAGTAAGGTAACACAACGGAGCTTGTGGGAGTTTGGCGACCATAACGGATCTCCACACTCTCACCCCCGTTTTATTTCTGCATTTTACGAGCCATTCTACTGATTCGTTTTTGTAACGTTTCCGCCTTGGTGTTCCAGAGCACGCCATTAACGTCCACCTCGCCCTTGGCAAGTGCCGTTATATTGCCCTGAGATTCTTCGTTAGGGAAGAACTCAACAGTACACCGACATCCCTCATGACGTGAGAACACATTCGGTGGTCTATCCCAATAGTCATATACACCTGCAAGATCGTGGCACCAGTCCGTGTGTTTCGTATCGTGGCTCGGATAACTTCCTGACCACGTGCGCACTATTACCGGACCCATTCCTGCCTTCGCTTGAAAGTCCATATTGTATTGGACAATATCATCGACCATCCCCATTGTAAGTGTCGACATATTGACATTGATTGCCTCGCTTAAAGCATCCGGATCCATTACCGCAAACTTTGCTGCAAGATCGCTTACTTTCGCTTGCGGATACTTTGTATGCATAGGCTTTATCCCGATTTTTGCTGCAGCGTTCAGGTTTGTTTGTGCCTGATCACTCGCTTCATTAAGCAACCGATGTGCTGCTCTTGCGTATTCATCCAATCGGGCTTCTGAATACTCCTTGACAAGTTCCCTTGCCATCCGATCTCCGACCAGTGCAGCGAGTTCGTCCACCTGCTTGTAGGTACCATAACCAGCATTTAGTTCGCTGATCAATTCCGCTGCCTGACCTTCACCAACTGCATTAACTAATGTTTCTATTGCGTTCATAAACACCCCCCTGACTTAACCGTGTCAGTAACGTAAGTGGTATTTATACGCCCATCAGATCTCTTAACTTCTCCTCGTTAAAATAATCTGGGAACGACTGCTGAAGCTTTATAGCTGCGTCTCCAATGCCAGACATGGCTGCTGAATCCGGCTCGAACACCGGCTCCCACTTTGGCACTGTTAGATAGAACTGATTTCGCTTATATGGCTGTTTATCTCTTACACATGCTGCAAGATAACCCACATTCAACAAGCCGGATCCGAACGACCTCTGCGCAGCTTTCGCTTTTAATCTAAGGTTCTCGTGTGCTGCTTTTATTGCCTCAGAACTTGCTGGATTACCGGAAGCAAATCCAAGATCATCAAGCGTAAGTCCAGTCTCACCAGCAAACAAGCCAGCAAACATTTTCAACTGTTCGATATGTGGAGTAGCTGACTGCTGCTGGAACTGTCCAACCACTGGCTTATCTCCATCTTCGTCTTTCGAGATTTGAAGTACAGCGCTCATGGCTGCAGTCCATGCATCCTGAATCTCAGCATTAGAATCTGTACCGAGCACATACTTCTGTGGTATCGAGTAGAACTCAGCAGAAATCTCTGACCTCTTGACCGTCCTCATAGCCGAATCCACTATGCTCATGCATGCTCTGCTTATACTTGAACGCCCGAACGGCCTCACTGCATCAGGTCTATTGATAATCGGCACAAGCAGTGGATAAGGCGCTTCTGTTTTTATAGTTTTTGGCTCTTCTTCCCCAGCGTAGAAATACTGTATTTCGCCAGGAATAAAATAAGCTTCAACTGTCGGCTTGCCCAGCTCGTCTCTATCGAGCACTGCATATCCTTCCTGCAACATGCCCGTAATTGAATCGATCGTGCCTGTCGCATTACTGCCATCCACCACCTGGAGACATGGGTATTCGTTTTCATCAACGCTAATGTAAACGAAATCGCACGAACTGATCAGAGCACCCAGTATCGAGCTGTCGACCAGAATGTCCGGATTATTCATTCTGAATATTTCATTCAAATTGAAGTTGTCGTTTGCGAACTCCCTGAACACTAACCTGTCCGATAATGAATCCACTGCTTTTGCACACCAGCCGAGACAGTTCATCCAGCCTCTTAACTTTGGCGGAGTGCTTATCTGGAAGTCTAATGCCAGGTGCTTCATATCATAGTATCTATATCTGGTCAGCACTCTGGTTCTCTTTGCATCCAGCTTTTTCTTTAGATAATCAATTCCATAAAACATTTTTTGAATGCTCCTGTAAAAAAATCTGCGAGATATATGCCCAGTGACGGCGTGAATGGACGAGCTGGGGCTGCAACGGTGGGTATGCCCCCCTCTTTACAAATCTGCCCAGTTAAATGTCGCAGGCAAAACTCTATTTGAAAGAACTTTTTGTTCACTTACATTCGTCCGCACTACCAACTTATCAGACTTCTCTCTGTTGCAGCACCGGTGCGCAAGCTGGAGATTGCTTATGTCTGATGGGTGCCCACCCTTGCTCACTGGAACGATATGATCCACTGTTGGACTTAATGGATGTGGATACTTAAAGCTGAAGTCCACTGGCTTGCCACATATTCCGCAAACTGTCTGCGTCTTTAGGATCTTAAGCCGTGCTTTCTCGAAGGCTGCTCTGTTGCCAGGCTGCCTATCCGGTCTTGTTTCCATACCCCCACCCCCTTTAAGAAATCGACAGGCAGCAAGAACAAAGATAAGAAAATCTTGCTGTCTGCTGGTTTCTTGTGAAAAAGAAAGAAAGGACATACAAAAAACCACAGCCGTTCACTGTGGTCCTTTGCTACATGAGTGTTTCGGAGAGACGCTTTGTCCTTATCCCGCTTCTCTCAGCTTAAACATATCACAGGTGCAATGTGCAAAACAATGCACAACTTATTCGTCTTTATCCCAATCTGCCGAATCGTGTATCTTCCACACATCATCCTTTGCGTCATCTTCAGCCTTGCGACTGACATATAAACAGGCGAATATCATTACGCCCACGATGCCGACTACGAAGCCAAACATAAACCATCCGAAGTTAATCATTTGAATCACCGTGTCTTTCTATAATTCGGGTCAATGAATTTGATACCAACGCTATGCCGCTAAAAATCAGAAACAACCTGTCTTTTGACGGAAACGCAAAGTCCAAAAACAAGACCACGCCTATTAACGCGGGCAGTATATCATCAAATATCTTCATCCACTTTGGTTTCATTCTTCTTCCTCACTTTCTATGACCGTTGGTTTACCGCGCATAACGTTCCGCACATCCCCAATAGCTTCATTGTATAAAGCCATTTCTTCATCTGTATATCCTATGCCCTCAATATTGTCATCAGATTTATACATACATCTTAATGTTAAATCAAGCTTGTCTGCATCAATCAGTCTGCCATGTGGCGGTACTTCTACAAGCGGACAGCCATCGTATATATGGTTCTTTGCGAACTCAACATCAATGTTGCTATCGTCGGATATAGGACACGTTTTTGAAAAAAGCCCCAACGTAGATAAACACTCAATACAGCTCTTCGGCATCTTCGCCCCTCTAATCAGTATGCTCATTATCTTGCTCCTTTAATCTTTCCATAAAACACAGGTTTGCCAATATTTGCAGTATGTAACAAAGTCTTAATTTACAAGGTTGTTCACTCATGATCTTGCTCCTTTACCAACGCATATACAAACATTCCAATGGTATTTCTTCAGCCTGCTCGTAAATGCATGCCCTCAAACTTTCCAAATCTTCAATAGCACTATCTATTGACCCCCAACCGTTGCTTGGGTTGTAGACCGTATACTTGTCTCGCTTTGTCTCCAACTCTTGTATACCGTGATTAATTTTGGGTAGCACTTCATCGCATCTATAATACTCCCCTTGCTCATAATCCCAGTCCATGCACGCTCTGAACATATCTCCAAGATTATACGTTGGGTGTGCGTATTCGGGCTCTGCTATCTCTGCATACTTATCGCATCCCTCTACCTTTACAGCAACTCTTAAATCGTAACTCATGCTCTTGCTCCTAATCTTGCCCTAAAGCGTCAATGTCTGTAAAAAGATATGCTTCATCTTCATTTTTTGTTATTTCATCATAACATTCACGGCATAACCACCCATTATCTGATAAATCTGTTCTTATCATTTCTGATTGTTCTAATCTTTCACCACAATTACCGCATCTCCTATAATATTTTCTCTTTGCCATATTCTACTCCTTTCATAATTGCCTTGCCCCCACCTGCAAGACTCGGTACGGTCTCCGTACAACTCCCACAAATACCGTAGCCACCTTGAGTTCAGCGACTCCCACGCATTGTGTCTCCCACTTATTCTCCTTGCTCCCACCAACAAGGTTCGTCATTCATAGAAACAACTGCTATCTATGCTATGGCTCGGCACGTCTGCCTGTTCCCTCGTACCTTGCATTTGTACGCTCTCCGTTTTACACATGGCTGATATTCTACGCTGTCGCACTCCGTCAGCCTCGGGCTTTTTTAGTTCCTTGCCCCCACCTACAAGGCTTTCCCAACTGTTACACCTTTACTACTCTATGCAATCGCCCCGCTTCGATTCTCACGGGCCGGTGTTGCCAATCAAGTCTCAACCCCGCCGTATCGACATATCCCACACGCTGCGCAATAGCGTGACTTCCATCTATGCTCACTGCTCGGCACTGCCTTCTACCAAGCAGAAACAATCTAACCGTTTATCTCTTTATCGATAACTTCTGCAACCGCGTCATCCAGATCAGAGCCGTACTCGTTCAGTATCTCGGCTCGGTCTTTCGCAGCCTGTTCCGTTTCAAACATACTATCCACGTCTGCGACTGCGAACGGCGTTCTCGGGTTATCCGTTCTGATCACTGTCCACTTCATAGCTCCCTCCATTCGATTACATCCTTATCATCCACCCAGCGATTCTTATTACTGATCCCGCTGTCCGTTCTCCGCCACCTCTTGCAGTCCACATACTTATTGATGCGTTCTACCCACACGGCTTCGTAATAGTGACCGTCCACTGTGTGTATCTCGCACTGCCGTCCTGGTGCCGGATGTCCTATATGTTCAAACTTAGTCATTGCTACTCCTTTGTATATATCAGCCCTGTGGGATAAGGGGATTTATTATGGGATTTAGAGAATATCTGTCTCAGTTTTGTATTGATGATTTTTGAAAACAAAAAAGATATAACTTTAACTCCCACAGGGCATGATAACTAAATAAGTTTGTTTACTTCCGCAAGCGCTCTCCTGTGCACTGCATATATTCCACGAGGCGTATAGTGCAGTGCCTCTGCGATCTCAGACCACTTATGCAGCCGGATGTACCTGTCCTGCAATAACAACTGATACAATGGATCCGGAACACGGTTTATCACTGCTTCCACTTCCAGCATGATCTCGATCGCTTCTGCCTTCGCATCCATCAGATCAGCTTCGAGGTCTGCGATCCTTGCTATCAGCTCTCCGATCTTGTCCGGCTTGTGCGATGTCTGCACTCGTTCCTCTACCTGAAAGCCTTGCAGACCGTCTCGCCTGTCCCTGAGCTCGTTCAGCTCGTTCTGGATCACGCTCGCTCGCTTTTCGGCTTTTTCGTATTGTGCCAAAAATCTTTTTGCATCCATCTTTATATCCCACACTTGTTTTGCATCTTGATCTGTTTGGTCAGCTGCATAAGCTTCGACTGCTTGCACATTGCGTTCGCCTCGTTGTCATTATCTTCCGGCAACCACTTCAGGATCTCCATCTGATGCCTGGTGACAAATATCTTTGCCTTATCACACTCGTAAAGGTACCGCTCCACATTGAACAGCCCCATCCTGCCTGTGATCGCATCGAGGATCTCTCGCTCTGCCCGCCTTATCGGCACGTCCGCATTGTAGCAGTACTTTATGTAATCATCTTTGCTTACCATCGCTCTCTCCTTCCTACTGTTGCATTGAATCGCAATTTCTAATGCAACATCTAAATCATTGAAATTCCAACAGTTGCAGGCTTAGTGTTGCAGGTGTTGCATTAAAATTCCTATATTTATGTTTTTTGTAATTATTAAAATAAAATGTTTTATACTATTTTTAGTGATTCTAATGCAACAGTAAGGCTATAAGTATTGAAATTAAGCCGTTTTAGGTGTTGCATTAGGTGTTGCATTACCCGTTGCATTAGGTGTTGCATTAGAACTTTCAATGCAACACTTAGAACTCGTCCAGAAGCCTTAACAAATCATCAAGACCGTTATACTCTGGCTGTGCCATAATTCGCCCAGTAGTAGGGTAATAGTTGTACACTTTGCCATGCTTGCTCCACACTTGTATATGGTGGTTTTCATAATTCTTCAACTCGGCACGATATCCTCTTGCCTCAAGTACCCCTAACGTCTTGGCTGTCTTATCGTCATCGCTTAAGAACGCATCAGGTATACTCATTACTTCTTGCTTTTCCATGTTTTCTCCTTAGAATGGAACCTGCTCCTCTTCAGGTATCCTTACCAGCTCATCTTTGTTTATCTCGTAACACGCCTGTATTCCATACTTTCCGCAGCGGACCCGCTTGTCCAACTGATGCCATCCGGTTACGTTCATAGTCATAATGTCGGTAATGTGCTTCCAGTCCTGTGGCTTCCCTTGTTTGCCCTCGAACTCAAGCGCACGATCCCACAGCAACTTTGAACATACCCGCTCGTTCGGATGACTGTCCAGGTATTCTTGTATCAGTCCGATCCATGGGTCATCCTGCATATACTTTGCCTGCTCATTCATTGTTTCGGCTTCGAGCTTTCTCGGCATGATCAGAGGCGGGTTTTCGGTTTTGTATATGTGGTATGCTTCTGCCCACGCTTTTTTGAACTCAGCTCTTGCACTCTCAGGATCAGCCCACAGTGTTTTGTCTTCTGGTACCGGAAACAGATTGATCTTGATCGGCAGGTATCGCCTGTTACCTGTTCGGTCCGTCATGAACTGCATATCATTAGTGGTAGCAGCGAATACACATGTACGTTTGACGTGCTTCGTTCTCCGTTCGTATGGCGCTCTATAGCTGTCTTCAGTAACGGTTACGAATGCCTTGAACGCTTCCACATCCTTCTGCTTCTTGACCGCTAACAGTTCAGCCATCTCGAGGATCCATCTGCCCCTGAGCTTCTCTACTGCTTTATCGCCTTCGATAGTGGAGAAGTTGCCGTCATACCAGTCATCATTGACAGCAAGGAATTGCAGGAACGAGCTCTTGTGTTTACCCTGCTCACCTACCAGCACAAGAACGTAATCGAACTTGCATCCAGGATGAAACGCCCTGTTGATAGCGCCCAGCATAAACAGCTTTAAGGCTTCGTAGTTATACTCGGTATCCGCAGCGCCTGTGTACTGTGGTAACAGTTTTCTGATGTGTTCTTGACCGTCCCATGGTTCCAGAGCTTCGAACCACCCTGTTACCGGATTGTAGCTGTGGCGGTTCAGACACATATTGAAACCGTCAATATAAGCGGTCTCTTTCACAAGGTCATACTTCACATCGAGATAGCTTTTCAGCTCGCTGTCATCACGATCGGACCACTCTCCTGACGGTGCATCATCACGCCACGGCAGTGGAGCGAACCATTCCACCTGCCGAGCAAACTCGTTGTACATGATGTGGTCTTTTAATGCTGCATCAGTCTCGAGGACCGTCAGCACGTTCTGCGCACACTGTCTGACCCTGCCTCTTACCATCAGCAAACCGTTTCCGCCTTTTTTATACTTCAAGGCACTGTCTACGATCTTCTTGACTTCTGTCTCATCGAGTGGCACTGCACAGCGTTCACGATTAACAGCCATCACTGCACCAAAGATGCCGATGTCATCAAGTCCACGAGCTTGCAGGCTGCAAGCGTATTTGTATAAATCATCGTTCCTGTTACCGTTCCGTATAACGTCCGGCAGCTGATATGACTTTGCTTCTGAGTGTTTATCATTGCCCAGTTTAACGAGCTTTAATACTGTTTCGTTGGCTTCTGCAATTGGAACGTCATCGATGTCATCACCTGCGTCCCACTCGTATTTGTTACCGTTCGGATGGATACTCGGTGGTGCTATGACCAGATTGCCGTCTGCCCTGATATCTACTCCAGGAAGCACACCAGCACGCCCCTTGAGCGTTTCAGTAGTTCTGTAGTAGTAGTGGACACCGCCGGATCCAGTCAGCACTGTAGCCGTTTCTGGGAGCTTTCCGTTCTGCGTTTCCCACTCTCTCAGGCTTGCAGCACCGTCTGCGTCGTGGTTATCGATATCCACTACTATCAGTCCGTTGGATGGTTTACCTGTAGCGATCCCTATATTGAATTGTGGGTTTCTCGTCCAGATAGTCTTGATGGCTTCCGGATCAGTAGTAGCTGCAGTCTGCCAACTTGCGTACTGTGGCCTTTTTCCCCTTTCCTGGCAAGGAAACACAGCCAGACCGAGCGCTGCGTATTTAAGAGCATGCTCCAATATTTCGTTGTATTTCTCATTCTTTGCCATTTAATATCTCGTTAATTCTTTGAGCAGCCTTAGATGGTTTTGCAAACTCGAATCTACATCCGTATCTGCTCTCCATCGTGCTCATTGCTATAGCTAATTGATCGCCCTTGATTTCTCGTCCGTTGCCGAGCATTATATGCGTTTCGAAGAGCTCTTCACGGCTTTTTAACGAGCATTCTATCAAGAACACGAGCACACAGCCCGCTTCTTTAGCCTTGATGCATTCGTTCTTGAACCGTCTCTGCTCCTTGAACGCTCCACACATATTCGTGGCGATCTCCGTTAAGTTTGCTTTTGTATCTACGGCTATTCTCGGCGGAGAAGCATAGTCACCGAATGGCAGCTTGCATCTGATCAATTCGTCTCCGTTCGCCTGCCACCATTCGTGCTTCTTCTTATGCTTCCCTGCCTGTTGCCGTGTGTCTTCGATAATAATCATTAGAATGGAGCGTCATCGTTGACGGCTTCAAACGAATCATTAGTGGTATCCACTACTGCAGTATTGGCAGCCGTTGCGATCTTCTTGAGCTCAGGCACCTTGAACTTGCCATTGTGGATGTCATCGATGGACGTGATCTTGGTGACACGCAGCCTTGTCTTTACGCTGCCATCATTGCCCCTGTACTCCTCTTCTCCGATGACTGCACCGAACGAGCAACCGATCATACTCTTCTCGTCATTCTCTCCATCCATATTCCAGTGGAACTCAGGATTATCGTGTTCGAGTTCCTTTATGAAACCCTTGAACATACCGAGTGCTTTAGGCTTGTATGATCTGATAAGGATTCCACCCCAGAAGCCGAGCGACTTGTACATGCCGTAGTAGTAGTTCTGGAACGTACCCTCAGCGAAGTCATAGCTGATCTTGAGGTAATCGCCCTTATTTGTGTTGCTATTCATCGGCACATCTTCCACTCCTGCGATAGTCAGTACATATCCACCAGCTGATGGTCTCTGTGCGTCTTCAGTTACGTTTGATAAATCTAAACTTCTCATTAATCTTCTCCTTCTAATAAATCTGCATACTGTTCTGGTTCTGTCAGCACCTTTGTCTTATGACAGTAGGCACACTCACCACATCTTGGTGGTTCTTTTGTGCCATCTTTATAAGCCTGGAATATCGGCGTGTAATGCTCTACTACTGCAGCCTCTGAGTTCAGCTTCCACTGTGGGATCTCGATTAAGTGGAGATCCGGCTCCTCTTCTTTGGTAATAACCGCAAGGAAGCACGGCAGCAGTCCATCTTCTGAGTTCTGCGCCACGACCTGCTGGTAGATGTAGAGCTGCCTTGCATATCCCCAGTAGCTTATGAAGTCCATCCAAGTGCCATCCTTGTAGATCGGCTTGATGTCCTTCATGAACTTTACGTCCACGATCATCTTGCCCTTGTGATATGCATCCATTGCGATCTTGTACTTCGAGCCGAACAGCTCACCCGTCATGATCACCTGATGTTCCCCGCCCATTGCGTAAGTCATAAACAGTGGATCCCTTGAAGCTCTCGCAATAGCCTTTTCACAAAGCAGGTAGTCAGACTTGAGCGATCCGTCACGTTTGAACACTTCCGGATGCTGGTCTATAAACTGATCCATTCTGTTACTGAAGAATGAATCGACATAGGATCCCATCAGTAGCGCCTTGCTTGCTGGTCTCTCGTACTCGCCATTGATCTCTGCGATAGTACGTGCAGGACAGTCCAGGAACGACTTGAACTGCGATGCTCCCATATACTCCATCTGTGCTTCAGTGGAGAAATAGTTATCTATAGTTAGTTCCATTGCTTTCCTCCAATTCTGCACTGTAATAATAATGGATGAACCCCTGATCTAAATAATCACCAACTATCCACGATGTCGGCCCTCCGCATGGGTAATTATCATTTCTTGTGTTAAATCTCACGTTATTAATTGCCTGTTTCTCAGATACTGCATAAGTTGTGCCAATAAAGTCTTTTGTATCTGAGTAACAGCCATTACCATCCCCAACGAGATACACATTGTATTTCTGTTTTGGTTTTCTCATGCTACTCACCTGGAGCGAACTCTCTTACCCTTACAGCGCTGGTTATAGTTCCGAATCCGCTTACTTGAGCTACATAGAGCTGCAGTTTTTTGCCGACCCAGTCATCCAGCATCGGAGACCCTGTGACCTGTTCAATGGTCTTCATGTTTGTTTTATTCAGTATCAGTGGTTTTACAGAGCCCTCGAAGTACATCACAGGCTTGTCTTCCTTGCCCTGCTGGCTCTGAATTGATTCCACCTTTACGTCCTTGACTTTCACGATCATATCCTTGCCATCATCGAATGCATAAGCACCGAGATAGTCAGGATTAGTAGTTTTCTTCCAATGAATATGTTCTGCCATTTGTGCTCACCCTCTTTTCGTTAAAATCTTTACATCCGCTACACGGAGCGTGATCGTTGTGGTCGAGCCTGCATCTGATCCAGTATTTTCTGTTGCTGTTTTCAGGATGTTCGACAATGCGCTCCGCCATAATACATAAGTAACATCTCTTCACGTTCATTTTTCTCCACCATTGAGCCAAGCGAGTGGTTTACTCTGCTCGACATATTCCTGATACATCTTCAGGACTTCACCTTCTGTCATCTTTTGTACTTTTCGAATCCAGTTCCACCTTACGATGGCTCTTACGATCCTGCCGTCCCATTCATCGACTTTGCTCTCGACAATGTACTTGCGTTCTGCCGATAAGTTCTTGAACATTACAGCACCCCCAGCATCCACAGCCCGCCGACAACAATTGTCCAGCCAACAGCCATGCATCCAAGCAAGATCAGACTGTACACGGCAAACTCTTCGATATCCTTCATTTGATTTCTTCTTTCTTTCCGGCTATAATGTAGTTGATTTCTTTCATAGTCACCTACTCTACGGAGTGGTGGCTTTTTTCGTGTCGGCGATCATCTTTTCTGCTACTTCCGGAATAAAGTAGTATTTCTTATTGAGCACTTGTAGATCATCAACATATCTGCCAACTGTTTCAGATCGTTTCGCCCCGATGAACTTCGCCAACTGCGTCTTGGTGATGAAATATCCACCTGTGCAGGCGGTCATTGTCTTCACCAATTCTGTTTTTGTCATTTCTCACCCCCTTTTACTAACGATTCAAGCGGGACGTTGAAAAAGTCCGCAATCTTGATCATCTTGTCTACCTTTGGCGTGCTTCTGCCTGATTTCCAGTCATAGAGCACAGTCCGTGGTATGCCTGTTTCAACTGCTACCCTATTGATTGTGGTTTTATGTTCCTGTAGCAGTTTTTCAAACTCTTTGTACAGTTTTTTCACCTTCTTTCCCTCGCATTTTCGTATATGACGCTTGCAATCGTTCCGCAATTGCGGTAATATCTTAATATCCACTTAAGAAATGCCGCTTATATGCATTATTCTCGCTTTTGCGTCCCTACGTGTATTATTATAGACGTTTTTGCGAACATGTCAATAGCATTTTGGACGTTTTTACGAATATTTTTCATTATGGAGGAATGTATGAACGTTACATTGTCACGAATCCAGCTGCTTCTCGCTAAAACGAACACTAAAGCATCCAAGATGCTTAAGGATCTGGATATTCCAAGTAGCACTTATTCATCATGGTTTTCGAAAGACAGATATCCGTCTACCGAATACATCATTAAGCTATCTGATTACTTTGGTGTTACATCAGACTACCTGTTAGGCATGAACGAAGAAGCTGATAACGATGGATACTATTTAGATCCAGCTACGAAAGAAATGGCAAACGCCCTGAATGATAATCCAGGCCAGCGAGTATTATTTGATGCTGCTAAAGGCTTACCGCCAGAAGACATACTTAAGGTACTGGACTTCATACAGCAGCAGAACAAAAAAGAGGGAAGAGACTAATGAGATCCTATGAACACATACAAGTTCATATTGTCGACTGGTTGCCGATAACCATAAAGGGCTTTACTGTTTTGACGAGTGACAATGAGGACTATTATTGTATTCTCCTGAATGGAAAGTTGGGAGAGAGCGCTCTGATCAAAACGTATAACCACGAGATCGAGCACATAAACAACCACGATTTTGACAGCATGTATACTGCTGATCAGATAGAAAGCATGAGGCATGCCGGATGAAGAAATATAACTACAGGAAGAGATTTGTCTATAAAGGCAAGGAATATAATGTCTATGCCGACACGCTGATCGAGCTTGCGCAGCGGTACACGGACAAACTGCGCCGTCTTGAGGATGGTACTGAGATCATATCCGGTAACACTTCGATCGAGAGGTGGGCTCTGCAGTGCATAGACGCATACAAGACTGGTCAGAAAGCCATCACAAGGAAGAAGTACATAAACAGGGTAAAGCGCTGCATATTGTCCGAGATCGGGCAGAAGACGGTGGCAGACATAACACCGATGGAAATCCAGACGGTTCTGAACCACCAGCAGGGCAAGAGCAAGACACAGATCAATGAAGTATACCAGGCGCTTCGATTCATCTTCCGCCATGCTGTAGAGAATAATCTCAGGAAAGATGATCCGACCACATATCTCCAGAAGCCGTCAGGGACATACAACCCGAGACGTGCGCTCACTGAAGAGGAACGGAAGGCTGTGCTGGCTGTGGCAAAGACAGACAGACGGTATTATTTCTATCTCCTGATGCTGTTATGTGGATGCAGACCATCGGAAGCTGCAGCGTGTACAGGGTATGATATAGACACGGTGGATGATGTCCATGTACTTCACATCAAGGGCACCAAAACGCTGTTTTCAGACAGGTTTGTGCCTATACCCGACGAATTATACAAACTGATAAAACGCACGCCTAAAAAGGCATTTATTGCATGTACTCGTGATGGTAACAAGATAACGAACTATGATAGACTGTGGCGTTCATTCAAGCGCCAGCTAAACATATACATGGGATGTAAGACTTACAGGAACCAGCTCATACCACCTTATCCGTTGGCAGAGGATCTCGTTCCATACTGTTTTAGACATGAGTACTGTTCCGATCTTGCTCGGAAGGGAATAGACATCCGGACGGCGCAGAAACTGATGGGCCATTCAAACATAGAGTTGACCGCCAATATCTACACTCATGTGGACACGAATGACATCATAAAGGCGGCCGAAAAACTGAAGTAAGCGGCTACCCAACTGGCTACCCAAGCCGATAAACGTTGAAAAATAGCCATTCTTATTCGGTTTCCTAAACCGTGCGTCGGGTGTTCGAATCGCCTCTGGTGCACCACTAAAAAAGAGCCTCGTAACCGTTGAAATTCCAACAGCTATGAGGCTTTTAATTTTGCAGTATGTTTCTGATTCTTGTGTAACTAACTTCGATTTTTTACGGTTTTTTACGGTTTTAAGCGGCGACCCAAGCGGCGACCCTTGCATACAAAAAGCCCCGAGAGGAAAGGAGAGCTCTCGGGGTATATCAAGAAGGTAAACAGATACCAGTCCTATTGCAAAGCTCTCAGGGCAACATAGTCACTGCCTATACGCCCTGCCACCTTATTAGTTGTAATGCTGCCCTTGTCCCAGCCTTCACGTCTTGCCTGCGATTCTCTCTTGAACCCCTTGACCACGCCACCATAGATTTTAACGTGGTGGTTCGGCTTCAGGATCACATCGCCTGGCTTGAGTTCCGAGTACTTGACATTGTAGCCGATCTTCTTGAACATAGGCTTGTCTTTGTGCTTCTGCTTGAGCCACCAGTCAACCGACAGCCCGCTGTTCTTGCACGTCTTAAAGAAGTTAGCCCCGTGAACATAAGCAGCCCACACGAATGGGTTGCAGCAATATGTGTGGTCCCACTTATCGCCCTTCTTTGCGTGCTTTATTCCTGTGACGTTCGTACCACAGAAGTAACAGCCACAATGGTGGGACCTGCTCCCTGTTCCGTAACAGAAGTCGTTATTAGCTGCTATAAGTCTCGCCCACCTTGCGGCAGCAGCTGCGCCGTTACCTCTCCAGCAGGCATACAGTGTTATTACCTTGCCCGCTTTCGCAAGGTTCTTGACCTTTGCCTTGTTGTTGTATTTAACCTTGCCGATCTGGAAGTGTTTCATCGTGATAACATCCGATCTGCCTACCGACCAGCCCATGAACTTGAACCCGTCACGAGTAAATTTGTTTGCAGGAAGTTTGATGGTCTCGCCCACATCCACCTTGATGGCTTTCATGGTACCCTCTCCGCCTCGTGCTTTGAACTTTACCGTGTACTGATCAGTGTATTTAGGTCTATATATTCCGTAGATATACGCAGCGCCTCTCGTGCGTTCCATGACGTGCGTGTTATATGGCGAGTTCGCTCCTGTATTTCCTTCGAGCGTATAGCACACGTTCTGCGTGCCCTTTGCCCTTATGAAACCTATGTGGTCACGGCTTCCACGCTCTTTGTTGAATCCGTTCCCGCTCCAGGTAAATACCACTATGTCGCCTGGCTTAGCTTCTTTCATTGTGACGTGCCTGAGATTATGCTGAGCCCATACCGTGAATGTCGGAACATAGGCGGTTTTCTGCCCACCATAAAAAAGCTTGCCCGCATCCGCTATTCTGAATATGTCCCACACGAAAGCACAGCACCAGTGTGACCCTCTCGGTAGTCCGTAATCGCTCCAGAACTTACTGCCGCCATAGCCCAAGTACTTTTTGGCGGTCTTGATAATCTCTTCTCCTGTCATTACTCTACCCCCAGCGGATCTCCCTCACCGCCCGCCTCGTCTTTGTCGATCTCTTTCAGCTCGTCAAGTGCTGGCTGCATACTCTGAGCTGCTCGTGTCATATTGTTATTTTTCCACCAAGCCCAGCAGATACCGATAACCGCTACGACAGCAGACAGCCCAGCGTTTACCTCTTCCTGAGTGAATGGCAGCGGGCTTTTACCGAACTGCATAAGCACGATGTTAAGTACTGGCACCAGCGCCACAAGTAGTCTGATAATTGCTTTAGCTCTCTCGTTCATATCACACCTCCGTAAATAAAGAGCCCCTGCCGTATGCACGCAGAAGAAAGTCTAATAATATCGTGGTTTCCGACAGGGGTACTATATCAAGGCATAAAGCCGTGATACCTATTTAATTCCTAATTGCTCTTTGATCTCATCAATACGCTTCCACTGTGTCTGCTCGTCATGCTCTATCAATGCCACTCTCTCCTGCATAGTGTTGTACTTGTCCTGCTTTTTCTCAAGCTGTTCGATTCTGTAAATCATCAGCTTGCTGTTCATCATTGCTACAAGTACATTAGACAGAGCTGCAAGCCCTCCTGTGATCAATGCTACTATTACCGCTGTATCCATCTGATGCCTCCTTATCCCTCCAGTGCGCTTAATCTATCCTCGATACTTGTGATAACCGCCTGCAAGTTCCGCACGTACGTCAGTTCCATATCCCCGTCACTACTAATCACATTGTCACCCTTGTATAGGGTTAGTGGTGTTGGGGGTGTGGTTAGGTCTAAAGGCGTTTCCAAAGTGTATGCGATTAAAAAGCCCTCGCTCTCAAGTAACGCCACTGCTTGTGCCGCTGATGTGAACCTTGTATCGTATATAGTGTATGCTGTTTCATAGTTCTTGAACGTTCCACTCGCTCCTGTGCTTGCAACTGGTATTTGTTCGTATTCTGTGCTTATTGTGGGCAGGCCTTGTCCACCTCGTTCTGCCTTAAACAGGTCTAAATATGGAATACCTACTCCGCTTGTGCCGTAAGATGTCACCGTAGCGTCGCTCGGTCTGAATATCCCCCACGTTGTCTTTCCGTCCTGTCCCCCTATCACATCCACTATCCCGCCATATAAATCATTTAGTGGTACGGTGACGGTCTGACCTGTGTATGGGTGATAATCATGGTCGGTGCTCGGGTAGTTGATACTTATGTCGTTGTTGTAGGTTGTACCGACAGAGAAAAACCTCATAAAGTGGCAATTTGACGGAGTTACAAAAGTATCTGCATATCCAATTACCGCAGATGCAGATATATACTGTTTGCTTGCATCGTAGTAAAAGATTCTGTGGTTTACCGAATCTCGGAAGTAATATGCAGTATTTGGCAATACACTCACATAATTCTTACTTCTAAACCTGTCGGTGTTCGTTGTGTTTGCTCCCGTAGAATCACTGATACCGCCGACTTCCCACTGTTCGTCCCACTGATTAATCCCTGTATCTTTTACATCAACTGATGTATGTGGGGATATAGGACGAATATTAGTCGGTGACGGTGTGCCACTACCCTCTTGTATCGGTGTCAGTTCTACATTAAGCGCCTTTACCTCACCGTCTGCGTCATCTATTACTATAGGGTTGCCTGTTACCGTCTTGGTGATTTGCGGGATAACCACTTTTGCAATAGCACCGTCCAAAACAGATGTGCCGTTTACTGTTACGTCCTGAACCACGCCTGGGTCGCCCTGCGGTCCTGTGTCGCCCGTTTCACCTTTGATGTTATGGAACGCAAAATCAAAGTTCTTCGCCGTGTCTGCCCCGCTTGCAGTTACATCGACTGACGGTGTTCCTGTGTTTGCATCCACCGTTGCGG